AAAGAGAAGTTAGAGTTTTAGGCCTAAGTTACAACATACTCCGTGTAGAAAACGGAATTGCAAAAACACTGTTTAATTTATAATGAATCAACAGGAAAAAGACGCGACTACAAACTTAATAGAGCAGTTTCAAAATTCTGCTATAAACATCATTCAACCCGTTTTAGAACGGTCTATGGTACTTGCGGCCGAATACGCAAAAGCATGTGGGCGAGACATTGTTCTCGGCGAAGATATGGAATACGCCATGAAATATTGTGCCATGCACGAGGTCGGTAAGAAGATCGGCACACACTTTCCGGAAATATATGAAGAGGACGACGATTCAGAAGAAGACGATATTGAAATCGAAGAAGATGAGGATGTACCTTTTACACGATATTCAGGCCGCGAATATAAATTCGTTAAGATGAATATGGCGTACGATAATTGGGCGACGTGGGAACCAAAAAATCCGTCAGAATGGATGTTAAAAAATGCTATAGATAGTAATGAACACATCGGAACCGGAGGGATGGACGACGACTTCTGAATATTTTAAGATACGGGACGATGAAAGCTCTGATTCGGATTCAGATACTGAATCTGATACCGAATCGGAATTGGAATCGTTAGGCAATATCGGTATGTTAAAAGGATACATGAAACCAAAGTATTATAAAAAAATTTTAATAGAAGAAGAATTACTCCCTGATTAAAATCTCAGGATACTGTATATAAAATGCAAGAAACTGTTACGCTCGTTACGCGTGAACTCGAATCACAATCCCTCAACGCCATCGTCGCGGGCTTTTCATTTGCTGCCGCCCTTTCATGGATGGACTTGGTCAGGTGGATCGTCAACCAAGTTGTCAAGGTCAACAAAAACGGTGGTATGAACTACACTCTCACTGCCATGCTTACGACGCTCTTGTCTATCTTGGTCTACATCGGTATCTCGCGTGTTTCTACGCGTGTCCAAAAGCCAGCACAACCAATGTATGCGATTACCCGATAAGTTTCGGCTTACGCATAACTAAAAGTAAAAATAAACCGGTTGCGACCACCATAAATATAGATATAAACGCATCCCATCTACGCGGATCCTCCAGTTCGGGGATACTCATAGGTGGTGGAAGAGAATAGTCTCTTTCCACTTTAGGTATATTTTCCATTTTATCAGTAGAACACGTGACCGCGAGTTTAAGTATATGATTTGCATTTCTAAAATCATAGGGTATTAATCGATTATTGCTACTATAATAAAACTGAACACGTAAACTCGATATCGTTTTTTGTGACCCAGAATCAAAATTGTGTTCGACCGTATCGTCAACACCCGAATAGTTAATCACATCACCACACATAAGTATCCGACCCGTATAAAATGGTGTTTCCGAAAACACAGTTTTGTTAAACTCATCCGACCCGCTACTCATTTTAACTATAATAGCATCCGCACCCTGTAAATTTACACTCCCCGTTTTTAGTGTTACACCATCCGAAGAAACATTACTTGCAGGTAGACCTAATATATCGTGTGGTGTGGTGTACCCATTAGGACCATGTACATACCCATTTGTACCACCATAAAAGTCAAATGTAAATGGATATGTTGGTGCAGTAAACTCGATCGTATTTGTATCTCTATCGTATATTGCTGAACTTATATTTGAAGACTGAGTTACAATTTCATTTGCCAGTGTTGTTCCACTATAATTATCATTTGGTAAAGATATAGTCTGTCCACTAATAGAAAATGTATTGTTTCTATCGTGTATTAATAACTGACTATTATGAATACGTGCTGATATAAGTGATATCTTCGTGACGTCATAAATGGGCGTTTTTAGGTAGACTACATAATCACTTGGATTTGGGTACAAAACGGGGTCTCGTTCACCACTATCTATATCTAAGGTGTGTACCTTCATTAAAATATATGAACAATATTTTAATGCGTGTATGTCTCAATTTTACATATTTAATAGATGCTATTAACCAATGGGTTATTTGCGAGCTGTCTTTTTGCTGTATCTAAGCTCATGTTGGTCGCATTTGGATTCATTTGACCCTTGTATGGATTAAAATTGTGGTAATCGTTTGGTCTATAGTGTTGCGTCCATGCACCATTTGCAGCATTTACTCTACCGTCTATACGACTCGTGTCTGAACGAACACTTGTGACCATACCACCTTGGTTGAGTGCGTCGGCACGAACGTTCATTCGGCCTGGACCAGCCATACGGTTTGCCTTACCACGTTTATCGTCTGGACGGAAACCGAATTCTTTCAATTCTTCGACTGTGTGCGGTGTGCCATACGTTCTCTTCTCACCAATCTTGGATGCTGGTGAATTCAAGTATCCGTGGTGATAACTGTTAATATTTGGTGCTGGTAAATTGGCGTATTGGTATTGTTCTATGGTACCATCGGCTTTATTACGTGTTGGTTCTTGTGCTCTCGTGAGTGCAGATACAATTCGTTTTGCACCTGCGTAATTTAAGGTATCTGTTCTCGTTCCCGTCTCGGATCTATTTGTTGTTCGTTTGGTTTTTTCGTGTTCAGATCTACCAATCGCACCACTCATACCTTGTGCACGCCCAAGGACGGTCGGGAGACGCTCTGGAAGAAACGCCGTCTTTTCCGGTCTGTTGTGTGCGACTTCACCAACGATACCACGTCTACCACCTTTACCGTCGAACGCTGGGCCGGACCTACCTGGTAATGTTGTTAAGCGGTACGCGCCGACGTTTTCTGGGTTAACACGGAATAATTGTTGATGACCACCAAATGCTGGTACTTCTGCACCAACACCCAAACCTGGACCGACAAGTTGTTTTTCGACTGGTGAAAGGTTATTCATTCGTCCAGCGTCGTACATGCGGTTGCGCATGGATAATATTTCACCCCCGGACGAGCGGCGTTGTGGTGCAATTTCAGCAAACGAACCAATTTCAGACTTAGACGTATATGTTGGTTCTACAAGTGGTGATAAAGGTCCTAAATATGCGGACTGGATAGCAACATCTCTATTAGAAAATTCGGAAACAACTTCCGGTTCTTCTAAAGGGTTACCTTCTACTGTATATGTTTCGTCTGGACGACTCAATCTTCTACCGGCGTAAACTAAACCGGCTATAGCTAATATAGATATCGGATCAGCCATTCTTATTTCTTATTGAGATTTTTTATTGAGATATCTTTGCTGGAATAATCCGTTTTGCGTTTCCGCTCTCGTACTTGCGGGTTCGTATGTTTGTGTTCTGATTGGTAACTTGCATTCAACATTTTGAATTGGGTGAAATCCTCTTTCGTACGTTTTCACCAAAAGTTTATTAAATTGTGTAGTGGATTGTGGTCTGAGTTGATCCGATGTTTCTATAAATTGTGCCGGTGCACCTTTACCTGCCATATATGGCGCCGTTCCGTATAACATTGTATTTGGGCGACTCGAGCCATAATTAAGAGTACTGGGCTGAGGATACATAAAAACTTCTTCGGTCGCACACACTTGTGGGATCGCTCGGTCTTGAACAATTTTCATTCCTGGTTGTAGTTGATACGCCATTTACTATTACAAAAGATTTTGTTTGTGCAAATCGAGTACCTACATATGGTATAACTAAAATTAAATATATCTATCCTACGTAACCACCCGGTTTTCCGGAACCACGTGACATACCACTCCTTTTATCGTCAGATGAATCGAGGCCTGCAAATGCTTCGAGTTGTACACCTCTCGCGTCTGGGTCGCAAAGTCGTGGGTCTTGGCGACACGTATCACCTCTTTTACCGTGGATAAACTCGTAATAAGGTGTATTACCTATGGATGTATCAGGCATACTGACAAATTGTCTAGATAAAGCATTTCTTTGCTGGTCTGGTAGAGCTGAACGTGATCGCATAGGACCATATTCTATATCACCCGTAAGGTAATTGTTTACCGGTGTTTTTACAGTAGGATAATAGCACGATTGTGGTCTATCTGGTCTATCAACGTAATCCGACATGAGTACGTTACCCATTGGGTTATCTTTTGTTGGCATCGAGCATTCCTTACCTATATTATTATATACATTTGTTGGACGTACACCATCCTTAACCATATTTGACTTTTCCATTATATAAAGAACACCGATCGCGGTCGCTCCTAATACAAAAATACGTGGATCACGCTTTATGAGATAAATTAAACACGATGCGTAAATGATAAATCGTGCTGATGCATCGACACGTTCTGCTGAAGATTGTGTCTTCGACGGCCAAAATTCATGAACTTTGTCGACCCGAACCAATTGTTTTGGATCCTCAAACCAAGATGTCATTTATATATAATAAGTTTATTTTTTCATCATACCACCTAACATACCCTGCATAGTTTTCATAAGTGCACTTTCATCGATCTCCCCACCGTCGTTTTGCATTTTATCGGCACACTGTTTCGCGACAGCTTCAATCATTGCTAACGTGTCTGCTGGTATAGACTGGATAGTCGTTCCCAACATATATAATGTCTGAATGTATTGCCAAATTGCATCCTTCGTACCTTCCGAAGCGGACCCCCAATGTTTTTCGAGGTTTACACCTTTCATAAATTCAACATTTTTAGATTCCTTGATAAAAAATGATTCATCCTTAGATGAAATCTTATCGGAATATGGTGCTACACCAGACATAAACCCATCAACGACCAATTTGGGGTTAGTTTCTTTCATTAATTCGAAAGCTGTTACACACTTTTTCAAGCCTTTTTCTTCTGGAAATGTCTTGTGTAATTCCACAAGAAATTGACCCATCATATCATTGAATGCGGTTACGGAAGCCATTTTATACTGTACATATGTATGATATCTTTAAGTTTATAAAATTAAAATGGTTCTGATGATATGGTCTCTTTCTTACCTAATCCGTTTGTAACGATAAAAAATACTAAAATTGCTATAAGTGCTGCTGGTTTAGTGTATGCACTCACTGGAAGCTTACCTTCGTTATTAATCTTTGCTTTAAAGTGTATGTAACCTGCGGTTATTAAACCGGCGATTATTCCGGCCCATGCTGGATCTCGTAAATAGTCTTCAAACTCCATTTAATAATACCCAACTTTTTTTGCACGGGATTCGGATGCGTCCGGGAACAAAACACCTTCGTCTTCCGCCTGTTGTGGTTCCATTGGTCCCTGATCTTGTGGCCCTGGCGGTCCTGGTGGTCCCGGTTTGGTATTTATAGTTCTAAACTCGTTATAAAATGGGGAAGTTTGTTCTGGGTTAGGGTTCACCAGTGATTCCATTTCCATAGGTGGTTCTGGGTTCATTGGTTCGAATGGTTCCTCGGTCGTTTCTTCTTCGTACCCATCAATAAGGTCTGGGTCTTCAGAGTCACCGACTTCGGCTTCACCGACATCAAGGTCTTGTCCTTCCTGTGTTTGTGACATATAGGTCTGTAAAATCTGTTGAACCGGGATGAGTTCTTTTATTGAAACTTCGATACAATTTGAAAATCTCTCGTATAATTTATCGTTTCGTACGTGTTCATTTTGAGATTCATGATAAATAAATGGGTCTCTATATAAATCTTTGGCGGCGTTATTATAACACGTTTGAATAAAAACTTCATTCGTTGGAAGTTTGAGTGATATTTTCTTGTTCGTCTTATTTAATCGAACCGCGGACAAAATTTTAACGCAACTGACAAAAACGGCGGCTAACAAATCGTTAAACCACGCACACCTATTTGTTATATTATCTGAGTGTGTTTTAGACATGGAATCACTCCAATTTGGGACTTCTTTCAAAAGTTTCTGGAACATTATTAAAACCTTACGTCCTTTGGAAAGTTTATACGATTCTTCGTATAAGTTTTCAAACGTTTCTATCATAACCGGACATATAAGCAAACATAATTGACCGACATATTCACGCTTGGCTTCAACTAATATATTTAATGGATCGCTCATATTTGTGATTAGGGCCGGTTTTTTATACTCCTTTATCACGCATTATTTCCCCTGTATTTATTTGCGGCCTTTCTGAGATTTATCAAGGTTGGAAAATCTCCGGTATCGTCTTCGACGGAGTGACTGATATTTTTTGTTTTTTTAACTGGTTTCCATGAAATACATAATTCGTATTGACCTACAGCCTGAACATTAAACCCACCTATTTCAAACTGTCGTATTATATACTGGAACGCCTTTATTCTGTCAAAGTGTGGACACCCCATAACAAAAGCTGGTATTTGACAGAAAAGATACTTATGTCCCAGATCGACCGACTGACGTATCTTTTTTGAAATTTGTTCGTATATTTTGACGTACGTTTCTTTTTTTAGTTTATTCCTTTTTTCAGTTATACGTGTTATTTCATCAATACTGATCATTACATTTATTGAGAACTTTTAAATGTCAATTTTACCGTACAAGGCTTGTGGTTCTGAAATAGCCTTATTAATAAGTGTAGCATTCCTGACCATATCAATTTCACTCTGTCTAACGAGTGAATAGTCTTCAAACTCTTTACCTTCAACATTTGTCTGATAAATACTTGGGTCCACAGGCGAATTAACATCGATTGGTTGTGTTCGGACACTCAAAACAGTAGCGGTACCATCATCCATTCGTATATCGGCGGTCACTGCAAAACCTAACGCAAATCCACTATGTTTAACGGCCATAAACATACATCTATATATTTCCTGTTTAGTCAATACATTTGTAAACTTTTTAATAGATGTTGTTTCGATGATATAGGTACATAACCCCGTTTTTTTAGATACTTCTTTATTGACCGCAAGTACCAATTTTTGCATAAGGTCATTCGAAAGTTCTATATCTTCGCCTAATTCTTTGTATCCCGATAGGTCTGCTTCTGGTTCATTCAATATAATTGTATCGATGGGTTTAGAAAAACCCGAAAACCCGAACGCTTCGGTAAACATTTCCGTCCTGGACATACTAAAGAGTACAATGAGTATTAACAATAATAATACGAGCTTCATTATTTAATATTAAAAATTATTTTTATTTCAATTACTATTTTAAAAATTTAAAATAATTTATTTTTTAAATTTTTATACAAAGTCCTCGAAGGACTTTGTTATATTTAATAATTTATTTTTATTGTGTTTTTTTTATGAAATAAAATTAAACTATATTTTAACATGTCTCTCTTAATATTCAGTCCCCAGTGTAGTCATAGTTTGGACATAATTGATTATATTAACAAACATGAGCAACTCAAACAAATTGTCCAGTACCATAACATAAACAAGTTGGGTATACCACCACAGTATAAAAATAAAATTACCCGTGTTCCGACCATGCTTACAAAAAACGGTAAACTTCTTGTCGGTAACGAAATACGAAATTGGCTCGAATCATTATTACCAGTACAAGATTTGGAGATGTGTGGGTTCGGTGGATGTTCTATGACGACACTAGAAGGCGAAGGTTTAGGCGACATTTTTGGCTTGGATGATTACGGTAGATCTTTACAACCACCAATGACAAAAGAACTCGAAGAAAGAATTAACCAAAGTGTATCGGATGCGTATAATAAGAATATAAAGAAATAATTCAATTAAAAATCAGATATGAAATTGGCTACAATTCAGGCGTCTGCCATAAAATCAACTTTTGAAGTACTCAAAGATATACTCAACGATGTAAACATATACTTTAAACCCGATGGTATGTATATAGTAACACTCGATACGGCGAGAACATCACTCGTCGATATGTTTTTATCGGCCGATAATTTTGAAGAATACGAGTGTGAACACGATATAATAGCCGGTATAAATGTTTCAAATACATTTAAACTTCTTAAGTCTATAACAAACAACGATGTTTTGGTCATCAATATAAATTCAAAGGAATATATGAATATAGAAATTCATAGTGAAGCAAAAAAGACCAGTACGAAATTTGCTTTGAAACTACTCGATATTAATGAAAACCAAATTGAAGTTCCAAACGTAAACATGACGACAATAACGCCGATGGCATCTTCGGATTTTCAAAGGATATGTAGAGACATGTATAATATTGGGACTAATATAGAAATAACACGCGAGGGTACGAATCTCAAACTTTTATGTAACGGAGATTTCGCAAATCAGGAAACGGATATTCAATGTACCGAAGAGAGTGATAAGATTTCAGGTGTGTATTCACTCCGGTACATGAACATATTTACAAAGGCGACGAGTATGTGTTCGACAGTTCAAATTATGCAAGAAGAACAGAATAGATTTTTGATTTTAAAATATAACGTCGCAAATTTAGGCGACCTAAAATTTTACTTGGCAACTAAGGTACCCGAAGATCTGTAAGGTATCCGTCTACTGTACTTACAGTTTTAATCATACCAAGTGCATTTTTTATTTTTATTTTAGGGTATTCATTACCCAGTGTTTCAATATCATAATATAGCATGTCACTTATTTTAACATGTTGATTATAAAAATCACATCTTGGACCCGCATACCTTCGTATTTTATTAAGAAGGTCTTTCACTGGTTTATCATCCGAATCGAGCAATTGTGCCGACACGATTGGTATGTTAAACACAACACCACTTTTACGTTCCGGTGGCCATTTATGGTTCATATCGTACGTTAAATATTTATACATGATATCATTGTACCAATATTTAATACGAACCGTTGTTTTTGTAACATTATTTGGAATGTCTGTATTTTTATAATTAATCGTGTTTAAATCTTTATAAAATTCTTCGGTTTCACCATCCCATTCTTCGTGTTCACTTTCCCAGAAATCATCGAGTTCATATGGTGTTTTGGTAATATCCAAATAATATTCCATCGATACATCTATAATTTTATAATCAGGTTTTGCGTTGATTGATTTTAAAGTTTGGTGTATCCATACTATAACACTGGTTAAAAGATTACGTATCATTTTATCTAATTATTATGGAAGGTAATTTTTTAAGTAGATTTAATAATAAAATAGAGGTTTGGAAGACGTATATACAAGAAGATCCAAAAAATAAAAATAAATATGAATCCGAAATGTCCGATTATATAATCAAGTGTATGCCTTATATGAAGCAGTACACAGATGAACTCGAAGAAGAAGTGAGTACCGATAATGTTTTTAATTGTAAAGAGACATCGGGATTACAGAGAAAAGATATATTTAACGATTACCTCATAGATGTAGAAAAGATGAATAATATAGAAAGACATGTAGAGAAGAAGAAAGAGAACTGTCGGACATGTCCAAGTAGTAACGTGTTTCATTTTCATGATACGAGCGACCTTGTTTGTGATGGATGTGGTAGAATCATAGCAACACTTATAAGTGAAGAATTGACATACCGAGAAGAACAGGAAACGTCTGAGAAAATAGTAAACTATTCGTATAAACGCGAAAATCATTTCAATGAATGGTTATCACAGTTCCAGGCACAAGAAACCACGACTATACCACCCGAAGTTATAGACCAACTACGAAACGAACTGAAAAAAATGAAGATAAAAGCGTTATCGGAAATTACACACGCGCGTGTCCGAACACTCCTGAAGAAACTCAAACTTAATAAATATTATGAACACGTCCCGTACATAGCAAATATTATGAGTGGTATAAAACCACCTTCAATGCCACAGGAGCTCGAGGAACGTCTGCGTATAATGTTCAAGGATATACAGAAACCATTCGACGATAATTGTCCGACCGAACGTAAAAACTTTTTGAGTTACTCCTACGTACTATATAAGTTTTGTGAACTTTTGAGTGAAGATTCATACCTTAAATATTTTCCTCTTTTGAAATCCAAGGAAAAGTTGTATCAACAAGACGTTATATGGAAAAAGATATGTAGTGTTCTTAACTGGGAATATATACCAACAATTTAAAATATTGGTATATATCAAATGAAATTTCCAGTGCGTAATAATAAATCAAAACAGTTACAGAAAGAAACCAATAACAAATACCCAAATTCACCGAATTCACCGAATTCACCGAAACCAAAAACGCCAAAGTCTAAATCGGCCCGTAAAAATCCATTAAGACAGGGTGTTCAATATAACAGTATGAGCAACATGCTCAAAAACTTTGCCGTTAAAAAACGTGATGAAAGAAACACGTTTATGAACATAAATGATCGTATCCAAGGGTGTGCGTGTAATAAATAATTAAAGAAACGCACTTTACATTAGATAATGAACGATCCGTATTATAATTTCTGTCTCCAAGAAATCAAATTTCATACCGATAAGATAAACGAAATTATAAGTGAAGGACTTAAAGACCCCAAGTCATATTACCAACAGTCAAAGAGTGATTGGAAAAAGATATACCAGATGATACCAATTATGTATTATTTAAACCAACATACCGAATCTCAAGAGAAGAGTCCTGCGTCGGAGGAAAATTTATCAGGTACGCCTCAGTAAGACCCGTCAATTTAAGATAGTTTTGGGTCTGTGTGACCATGACGTCGTTTACGGTCTTTATAGATTTGAGTTCGATAACCGTTTTATTATTCAAAATTAAATCTGCACGAAGATTCCCTATAATATGCCCCTCAAATACTATAGGAACTATTCTTTCGGATTCATACGCCACCCCATTTTTTCGTAAGATAACTTCCATCGCATTGTGATATACACGCTCACTATACCCGGGACCAAGTACTTTGTATACGTATTCGGCATATTCTTGTATCATTATTCTTATAAAACGTAAATTCCTTATATAACTTAAACATAATAATCGAACTGTATATATATGACGACAACACCATACGTAAATAGTAGTATTCGTTCGACTATACCGAATACACGAGAAAGCATTCGACAAATATTAATTAAGGTTTTATATGATCACGGACGTGTTGAGAGTATCGAGGCCTATGCGTCGCCCATTTTTTCGTATAATTATAACGCAAAATACGAAAACCGAAACGATATTTTACCTAAACCCATAGATGGTCATATAAGACCCATATCAATGTTTAATTATAATGATGGATTTTGGAATTCGTCCGAAAACGTACATATCGATAGAGACCATATTTATTGTAATGATTGCGTTTGGTCGCCGATATGTTATTATCCGACATTAAGAGACTTTTTAACACATATACGTGAAATATATAATTATGACGGTGAAATTACGGGAACAGATTGGTTGTGTCGTCCCGCACTTACACGCGAACCGGTATACGATAGAGAAATAACGTTAAAAAACGTTTCAAGTATAGTTATGGAACTGATTGATAAAAATTCGGCGAATTTACCCGAAGGTGATTATTTGAAAATATGTGATGAGCTTAAAAGAATTAGAAATTTGTAATGGAATGTACTGTTTTACTAAACGTCGGTTATCAAAAATTGACGAATCTATACCCATATTTAGTCTTAATGGATACGAGGGGTACGCCAAAGTTACAGACGTATATGATGGAGATACGTTTAAGGCCTGTATCATACTCCATAACCGCGTTTTAAAATTTATTTTTCGTACCATCGGGTACGATTCACCCGAAATGAAACCATTGAAAGATATACCAAATAGAGAAAATCATATTGCCATGGCAAAACGTGCTCGCGAAGCATTTATAGGATTCTTGGGATATGATGAACGTGATACACGCCTTCCGTGGAATCCGTTGATGTGTAGGACATTCGTAAACGGGTGGGTATGGATTTCGTGTTTAAAAGACGATAAATATGGGAGAACACTTGTCGATGTGTTTAAAAATAAGAGTGATGCGATTTCCATCAACCAAAAAATGATAGATACGGGATTAGTCAACGTATACGATGGTAAAACTAAAAAGATTTTTGATTTGTAA